GTAAGTGGTATCTCTAAAAACACAGCAACAGCAACCAACCATGAGTGGCAAACAGATAGCTTGGCTTCTGCTTCAAATAACGCTCAGATTGAGGGCGCAGACTCAACAACTACAGTGTCAACACCTACTGTTCGTTTGGGTAACTACACGCAAATTAGCTCAAAAACTCCACAAGTTTCACGTACTCAACGCGATGTTCAAAGCGCTGGTCGTGGTGACGAAATGGAATACCAAGTCATGAAGATGGCTAAAGAGCTTAAGCGTGATCAAGAAACTGCAATGTTAGCAAATAAGGCTAAAGTTGCTGGCTCTGAAGTGTTGGCTCGTGAATTAGCCGGCGTTGAATCGTGGATCGCTGATAACGTGTCTCTTGGTGCTACTGGTACGGCTCCTACGGGTGACGGTACTGATGCTCGCGGCGCTGGTACTCCTCGCGCTCTAGATGAGGCATTTTTAAAAGATGTCCTCGCTAAGTGTTGGGATGAGGGCGGAAACCCAGACATGATTATGTGTGGTTCGTTCAACAAGCAAGCATTCTCTAGCTTTGTTGGTGGTGGTGCTTCAGGCCCAGCGCAACGTAATGTTAATGGTGACGCATCACGCGTTAATACTGCTATTGATATTTACGTTAGTGATTTCGGCTCATTGGCAGTAGTGCCGAATCGCTTCATGGTTCAATCCTCAATGCTTGTTCTTGAAATGGATAAATGGTGTTTATCATCATTGACCAACTTCCAAGAAACAGAGCTTGCTAAGGTTGGCGATTCAGATCGTAGATTATTACTTTCTGAGTACACGCTAGAGGCTAAGAACGCTAAATCTAGCGGTATCGTTGCAGATTTAACAACTGCTGAATGATTAAAGGGGCTTCGGCCCCTTATTATTTTAAGGTTAATATTATGACTGATGAAAAGCCAAAAAAAGAACAAGCAAAAGAATATACAGCAAAAAAGACTTTATTCACAAATAAAGGAAAGGTTTTAAAGGGCTGTAAGTTTAAATGTTCAGCGGCAGAAGCTAAAAAACTAAAAGAAAACGGCGGCATTTAATGAAAGAGCGCATTTTTGATGTAGATAATCATGCTGGTATTATTGAAACATTCCAGCAACACGAAGGTAAAAACATCATTCGTAAACATCAAAATACGGATGCAATCTTTAGCGCCAACAACGCAGAGCTAAACACTCACGCTAGCGGTAATAACTGGAAAGGGGACATGCACAAAGTTGCATCAATTCCTTTGATAGTCGTGGATATGTGGCGAGAAGAGCTTAAAGCTAAAGGCCTGCATAACTGCGATCCATTGCACGGCGATAACAGGACTTTTTTAATAGCAAAAATAAACTCTAGTGAGTGGTCTAAGCTAAGAACAAAACAAGGGCGAATATAATGGCGTTAACTAATTACGATGAGTTACAAAAAGAGATTGTAAGCTGGTCGCATCGTGGTGATTTGGGCGTTAAGATCCCCGACTTTATTACGCTTACTGAGAATATTATGTACTCTAACGACCAGGAAGTTTTGACTGTTAGAAGTATGGAAACAATATCTACAGCCTTAACAACTGGTCAGTATTTAGCGCTGCCGCCTGATTTTGAATCTGCTAGAAGTGTTAGATTGATCACTAGCGATAATGGCGGGTATTTAAAATTCCAAGCGCCAGAGCAAATGAGAAAACAGGTGTCTACTGGACGTCCTAACTTCTTTACAGTGGTAGGTAATGAGCTTCAGTTTGATAGAACCCCTGACGATGAATACACGATAGAAATTCAATACTTTAGAAAGGCTACACCTTTAAGTGACAGCAACCTAACTAATGAGATATTAACTAGTCACCCTAGCATCTATCTTTATGGCTCACTGGCTCAGGTTTTCGCTTATGCTCAAGACGATCAACAAGCCGCAAAATATACTCAATTATTTATAAGCGCTATAAAAGGCGCTAACAAAGCGGATAAGAAAGGAAGGTACGGGCCAGCGCCTAGCATGAGTGTAGAGGGTATGGTTGTATGACATTTCAAACTATACCAGTAAACACCACCGGCCCATCTTATCAAAGCAGGTCTAGACCGCTATCAAGCCAAGTAACACAGAATTGGTATCAACAACTTAATGACTCCGGTAAGGAGCCTTATGTTTTATTGCCGTTTCCAGGCTTAAAATTACTAGGCAGTGAAGAAGGAATAGATCGCGGCTTTCATCGTATGAGCGAACTTTTATACCAAGTAAAAGGCACTAGCTTGTACCTTATAGGTAAAGACGGAACGCACACGCTAAAAGGTTCTATACCTGGCAATTCTCGCGCGATAATGGCTGATGATGGCATTAATTTATACATCGTTGCTGATTTAAAGGTTTGGCAGTACTCTACAGATACAGACCTAGTAACAGAGGTTACTGATGTAAATATTACCGGCGCAAAATCTGTAGATTTTTTTAATAATCAATTCATTTATACTTTTGATAAATTTTCGACTGTATCCAATGTGGGCGATGGCTCAAGCGCTAGTGGCTTAAACATAGTGGGCGAGGAAACGCTACCAGACGCATTAGTTAGAGACTTTGTTTATGACGAGGTTATCTATCGT